ATCACTACTGGATATCTTAGATCATATTTTTTTTTAAAATTAGAGCTCCACGTTCAGACGTAACAAATTATCTATTTTGTAGGGTAAAAAACGGAAAATTATTTAGAATGAGTATACATCAGAGAGAGTGTGAGTTCCATAATGGAAGTATGTGTATGTATGAATATGAGAGCACGGTACCCGGTGTAGGACCTTTTAGAAGGTGCAGGAAACATTTTGATTCTAAAGATCTATTATTAGCAAGTATCTATGCAGAATGTGTAAGTAAGTATGTTATGAAGGACCATAAGGTGGTAGCTCGTCGTAATCACCATTTTGAGGCCTATTTAAATTTTTATCGTAGATATTTCACATCAAAGAGTGCTATAAGTATAAGACCAGTTATAAAGCAAGGTAATCCAATAGTTGAAACTAATATATATCCAGCAACATTTATTCGTAAGATAGTCTCGCAGTTAAGCCAAGAGTATATTGCTCAAGCAGCACAAACTCTTTGCTATACTCCGGGTACGTTGGCTCATCGATGTATAGAGGTTTTAAATTGGGAGAAAATAGTTTATGAAGCTTATACTGCAGCCATGGATTTCAAAGGAAATCCAGTTGGCAATGCACTTCCACGAGTTTTCTTTTCTACTAATAACATGACATGTGTTAAGCAGATGAGGATGTTGGAAGGATTTAGCCATAATACAGCGCGTAGAGGGGAGTCATTTATGAGAATAAGGAAATTGTTACCCGGAGCGTTACAGGCTATGCACTCGAGTTTAAAAACTGACAGTTTTGTTGGTACAGTCCGTGTACTTTGGGATCCTAGAGAAGTTTTAAAATGGGTTAATCTTAGTACCGGAGGTGGACTTACTATAGGTAAATCAGGTAAGTTTACTATTAATGATGTGGAATATGTAGTGCATGATACTGGGAAGAAGGTTTTTTTAATAGAGTCTTCCATTCGAGCTGTTCATAAGTTTGTTATTGCAGTATTGAAGGGTGAGAATGCTAAGTTGTTAGATCTAGAAATTATGCGAGAGAAGCAAGAATGGCGTAAGGCTACTGCGTTTTCAGAAGAGGATTTGAAGAAGCTCATGGAGAAATTGCGTGAGTTTTTTTGTCCTTCATTAAATATGATTATATTCTCAGATTTCTTGATGAGAGATAGAAGAAAGATAGAAACTGGCAATATGATTCGTATAGGTATGGGGTTTAACTGGGGAGGTGCTTGGCAGTTGGCTAAATATCTACATTATGATGATGAAAATTATTTTTGGGTAGATGGAGATGTGTCTCAGTTGGATAAGAATATACAAGATTGGATGTTAATGTTATATATTGCATGTGGTTCCCGATATTATGCTTGGCAAGAATATGATGATGAAGCAAAAAAAAAAAAATAGAATATTTTGTGAAGACGTTAATGTATAAGATTAGTCATAAGATAGTCTTACATTTGGGAGGTTTCTGGCAATTTATGAGAGGTGTTATGCATTCTGGAGGTAAGGATACTTCTCATGGGGATAGTTGGATTATGGCTTTGATGTTTTATTTATATTGCATGGATGTTATTGATCGTAATCCCCATTTGTCGGATATTATTATGCATTGTTTAGTTACAGGTATTATTGCTATAGTAGTTTATGGAGATGATCATGTATGGGCGAGTTTAAAAGTTTTGCGACCCTATATGAATGCTAAAGGATGGGTAGATTTCTTGGCTCGAGTGTGTCATATGACGTTACGAGGTGCTAAAGAATATGATAAGTTT